CTGTCATCGGCTAAGGCCTTACCTCCAAACATCACCGCCCGAACAATTTTTTTGAACCCACGGTCATTAAGAATATCAATAACACCGCCACCGACGCCTCCTGCATCAATAAATACTCTGGCCGGTTTATATTGTCTGATATAATGTGTTGCCAGGTTGGCGACCGCCACATTATCAAACTTGGCAAAACTTTTAAACTCACTGCAATAACGACCGCGTCGAAAACAAAAAACACTTTTATCATCACCGAAGCGTGCCACATCTATCCCGATAATCAGAGGTGAAGACGAATTACAGATATCACTCTGAGTTGCCAACCTCACTGTTTTGACATCTATCAGTTTACGGCTTCCGCTGTTTACCGGAGCTCCCAACCATATATGTTCGAAATCATCCGGTGCTTCTCTGCGACATTTCTCTGCCAAATATTTCATCTCATCAGGGCAAAAGGGATTATCGGTATAATTCACTTTTACCACTAATGTCTGCTTATCCGGATTTAATGCCACCGCTTTCCATACCGGATCGTTTTCTTCTTCCCTGTTCATCGAAATCCATATTTCAGAGCCGGCTTTTCTGATGGTCGGGTCAAGTATATCCCAGCTTTTTTTGCTTATTTTCTGCGCCTCTTCCAACCACACGATATCAATTCCTTCCAAAGATTTGATATTGCCGGCATTTTGTTCTTGCAATCCTTTGAAAATAAAAGTTGTACCGGTGATTTTATTGATAATCTGAGTTTCCATAACCTTATAATCTCTCAAGTCATAAAAAACTATCCGATCGCTTAAAAGTTTATGTACGGAATCTTTAATGCTTTCCTGTACTTCGCGCATACACGCTATTCTCAGCTTTTTCATTCTTCCCAAAAACAGCAAACTGTCGGCAAAGGCATATGATTTTCCGCCGGCTCTTCCTCCGTAATAAAGTTTATACCGTTTCTTCTGACGTATCAGAGGAGCGAATATCTCCGGAATTTTTGCTATTTGTTTTTTCATCAATAAAATCCACCAAAATACGAGTTAAGTTTTCGTTTGTTAAACTGTTTTCCTTATCATTTTGCATTGATATTATTTTGCATTTAAGTTCTTCGGCTTTCAGAGCCAAATTTATATTTCCCTCATCAATTGCCATTTGCTGAAGTTTATTAAGCATCTCCAAACTCTCGGCAAGTGAATAAGCATGATTTATTTTTTTCCTCGGCATCTTGCCTCCATTCAGTAAAATGTATTAATTTTCCAATTCCAATCTCAGTTTATTCAAGCGCCCTATCCATTCCCAAAGATTAGGATATCTTTCGGCACTTAAATTTTGTAATTCATCGGCAACTTTAGGACCGGCATGCGGAAACTGTGGTAGAATGACCTGTTCACAAACTGCCGGAGCGCATGAGCTTAAGCAACTCATCACGATTAGCATTAGGCTTAGCTTGTATCTTAGCTCTTTTCTTTGCCACATGTTTTATTACCTCCGTTTGCTTTTCGACAATTTGTATTTTTGCTTGACTTTTGCCATACAAAAATCCTCCGCATGCCGCCAAAAATATGCTGATAAACCATACCAATATCATCTTCATTGAAGCAACTCGTCTATTAAACCGATAACATCGCCTTTAAGCACTGCCAGAGCACACAAAAATATTATTCCCCATGCCAAAACATATAATTTAGGTATGCTGACAACACTCAAAATCAACCAGCGCCAAAAACGATATTGATGTCTATCATTTTTAGTCATATTACTCCTCCCGATAAAAAAGATGATTTTTCACCTCATAACATGGAGATTTACCCACCGCCCATTTAGGTTTTATACTTTTGGTATGATAATATACGGCCCCACCGGTAAAATCTTTCAATTTACCGCACACTGCAGCTCTGGCTATCTTTATGCATTGCTTGAAAACTTCATCTTGTATACTGATTCTCTGAATTTTATGCAAATTCGGGTCATTTTTATTCCAACAACTGAATTGAAATTTTTTGAGGCAAGTTTGAGCGATACTGGGAACTTTTGCTCCGTTGATAATTACAAAACCACAATACCATTTATGAGAACGATATCGATTCATAACAACACAGGCTACAGCTTCCATTCCTTCATTACCTTCACCTCTGGCTTCGCCGTATATGGTACGCGCCAAAATATCTATATCAACATCAATCTCAGCTGTCATTTTTCTTTCTCCTCATTTTTCCTTCCAACAAGAGTTCCAAACGAGTTTTGATTTCCGTAAGTACTAAATTCTGTTGAGATTGCAAAACAGCGATGGCTTCTATTTTACCATCGCTGTTCTTAAATCTCTGTTCCAAGTTTTCCAACTTAACTTCTTGTCTGGCTTTCCACTCTCCGAGCCGTACTATCGCTAATATCAAACCAACCAGTGATGTACATCCGCTAATTACTCCCCAATCCATTTTCTTCCTCACTCTCTACCACAATAACCGGTATATCCGGATACTCGGTTACTTCCACTTCGATTTCGTTGCCGTTTTCGTCTTTTTCTTTGATTATTTTCTTAATACCTTCCATTGTTTTTCTCCTTAATCATCTACCCAAGTCAGTACACCATTGACGTTCTTGAGCGTTTGCGTTTTGGTTGCATCATAACCGGTAATTGTGGTTATGTTGTTTTGCTTACCGGAAATCGCCGTATTTACCCATGCGGCATTAACCGTTTCCGTACCGGTGGCACCAGCTGCCGGTGTCGGAGTATAAACCGTTCCACCATAGTGAATACTTCCGTCTACCCGACATTGAATATAATTAAGCCAAGTGGTACCGGAGCGTAAACCCTGTATAAGATTTCCATCATTCTGTTGATAATAATAACCGTCATATCCGCTGGTATTACTCAAATGTTTGAAAAAAAGTACTCCGTAAAATGCCTTATTACCATTAATATTTTCTTCGCCATTAATATGTACTACCGAATTATTGTCGGCCTTCCCTTTTACTTCCGCTTCCACCTTATCCACCATCTCTACCGTTGCCGTTCTAACAGGCTGACGAATTGTGAAATCAGTTACTGTCGAACCTGACAATGAATAATATGCAAGCGCAATTCTTTTTTCGGCACTTCCGGTACCTTTATATACCTGATTTTGTTTTTTCACATACGAATAATACTCTGAACCGTCGAGTTCTGATAAGTTGTCAATTTCACGATAGCTAAACGGTGATATATAGTTAGTATAAGTATACTGAATTGCTCTAGTATATCCTGTCGGAGCAGTACCAGTTAACTCAACAACAGTTAAACTACTTGTTGTTTTATTTATACTTTTCAAACTTCCATTGTCGTTTAATCCGTCTGCTATCAATACTTCAACATTCGGATAAATAACCGCGTGATGTCCCACAAAACAGGCACCGTTGAAAATCATATCGTTGCCGTTAGAGTCTTTGGCAAAAGAAGCAACACCGCTTGACATTGTTACTAAATCAAACGGATAACAATAGCTTGTAGCACTCCAAGCGCCGTCTGTATATTTATAAATCAATTTATCCGTAGTGTTAAAGAAATAAGTATAAGTACTGCCGTCTGCCGGATTGCTTGCACCCGAACCGGTAACTGACAAAGCGAGTGGAACTTGTATCGCCGCACCGTTTGAACACAACAGATAATTACCGTCAGCCAGCGAACTGTCAATCGTATATGTTTGGTCTGCCGAAAGCGTAGTCGTGGCATAAGTCGAGCCTGTATTTGTCAGGATACTACCGCTTGCGAGAGTAACCACATTACTCGCAATCGAACATTTAATATTCTGCGGTATCTCTAATACACAGTTAGAAATCGTACCGTTTTGACTGTCAACAATCATCTGCCCGTCAGCGGAAAGATTAGAAAGTGAGGTTGATGACTTTCCGACCAATAAACTGTCAACTTGAGTTTTATTATATGTATCTGTTATACCGTATCCGGATAAAGTTGTAGCCACATCGGCTTTATCCTCCAATAATCCGTCGGTTTGTGCTTTAGTATAAGCATCAGTTATACCATAACCTGCCAAAGTATTTGCAATATTTGCTTTACCTGCCAACAAAACGTCCGCTTGTGTTTTAGAGTAATACTGCTCTAAGTCGGCTACGGTTTGGCTTGCATATTCCGATGCCAAAACCGCTGAATTTGCCGCATTTATAGCCGATGTTTCAGCATCCGACGCTGATTTTTTGGCTTCCTTAACGCTCTCTGTTATATCAACCTTTGAATTTTTATCTACATAATCCAATAAATCATTTTTAACATTTTCTAAATTCAAAGTTTCAACTTCGACATTTATACTCGTTATTTCACTGTTCATATTAATCCTCCTTTATCGTTACCTGTGGAGTTATTTTGAAAACTCCAATCTGACTGACATTAAGCGGAAAAATCGTATTTACCGAACCATCCTTGGCTTCCAATTGAATATCGCATTTATATTCTCCGACCGGAATACTGCTTTGTTGCGGAGTTATTGACAATTCCAACCTTCCTTCTTTTTCGTTCACAACGTTTCCCAAAAGTTCAAACATCAATTCATTTTGATAATTACGCACTTGCATACGCACGATATTTTCCGTTAAATCTGCGGGAGTACCGTCATTTGATATTTGTAAGAAGATATTAAAACTGTCACCTTGGCGAACCATTATCAGATTATTTTTTATTACACCGCTCATTTTATTCTCCTTTTGCTTTGATAAACCAGTTAACCGCCTGATTAATCGGAGTAACGTGTTGCGATGCTCCGTATATGGAATTTGACGCAGAAGCATCAAAAAATTCCGTATATCCGTTATCAGCATGAGTTGATAAAGATGTGGTGCGCGGTTCTCCGTAAGTGAATGCTCCGGAATTTGCCACATGTGAATTGTCAATTCCGAAACTTCCGGTAATATTAGGTAATCCTTCTGCTTGGGTTTGTGATACGGTAGCTGCTGAATCTCCTCCCAAACCGCGGAGAAATTTGCCGCGATAATCCGGAACATTAAATGTATTGATACCATCACCGGCTCCGAATGAAACGCCTATCATATCAAACAATTCGGCATACACGCTTCGACTTACGGCCTGTCCGTCACAAAGCAACCAATTTCCATGATTGGCAGATTGCAAAGACGGTTTAATGTCGCCGATGTAATGCATCGTTGCCAATATTTGACGATATTCTTCAATCGCAGCATTTTTCATTTCCGTAACTTGAGCCAAATTAACGGCATCGTTTTCGGCTATTCCTTGAGCCACATTTTTTATCTGAAAATTTCCCGCATTAAGATTACCGCTCAGTGCGACCCTGCCGTCACGCAATAAACACTCATTAAGCGCCTCGGCAAAATTATCGTCTTCTTCATCATGACGATCACTCATAATCTCGACATCATTCTGCCGATCTTCTTCCCAATTGTGTACGCGTGTAAAAATTCCTTGAGCATCATAAGACATTTTTCTTCTCCTTTTCCATATACTCTGTCAACGCTTCGGCCTTTTTCAGATTAAGCTCTTCGCGTTTAAGCTCGTTTTGTTCCTTTTTGATTGAATAATCCTGCTCATTTTTGCGTTTCTGCAATTCAAGTAACGGATTGTATTCTGGCTTTTGATTATCATCCGGCAAGCTGAGTTCTTTATTAATTTTGTTAAAAGCCGAAGCCATAACTGCTTCAAATTGTCTGGCCTTAGGCATGGTGGCAACAGCGCTTTCCAACATTTGCTTATATATAGGCAATAAGGCCGGTTGTTTTGACACAACGTCAAATGCCATATTAATTATCTCATTTACATTGCGTAAAATTTTCAGAGTTCTCTCTTCCTCCTGAACCAAATCATAACAACCGTCGGTTTCCAAATCTATTATCATGGAACGCAGTTTCTCTGCCTTTAACAGTTTTACGGCTTGCACAGACTTTTCCATATCTTTACGCTCTTCTACACTCAGAAATGAGAGCAAAAATTGAGGAGAAAACTGCTCACATATGATTTCAGCCTTTATACGTAATAAGTCTTTCAGAAATCTCTGCATATCATTCTGTCGGTCCTGATTACGCAACGTTCCGAAATTTGTTTTTTTATTAACCGCCGTTGCAGTTTCCCCGACTTTGGAAGAGCCGCGCATAATATCACTGACGCCGGTAATTTCGTATATAGAATCAATCAAGGTCTGACGCCGTACGGCCAAAGCCTGCAAAGCACTTATGTATTGCTCAATCGGAGCAAAATCGATTATTCCTTTAATCCCGCCGGCATCTTTAAGCTTGTCAAATTCACTTATGGAAACCAAGGTAACATCTTTATCTAAAATATTAGCCAGCTCGGGAAAGCCGTTATCATAACAACCGGAAACTTTCAGTGCCTGCATTGTAAGTCTCATACGATTGTTTACTCCGTCGAGTTCATCAAGCAAAGATTTGATTTCCACATAGTCAGGTACCGGTATAATACCGTCATTGGTAAGAGTTGACATAATCGGTTTCGGACATGGGAAAAAACCGCTTAAATGCAACGTATCTTCATAAACATCCAAAAAATCATACGGATATTCCGGACTCAGAAAATAAATACACTTACTGGTTTTATCCCATATTTCAT